TAAACTAACACACATCTATCCATTCTCAATGTACTTGTAATTGTTGCAAGAGCGTCTTGGTTATAAGCCAAAGCATTGAAGTTAACATCCGTAAGGAATGTACCATACAAAATCCATTTTTCAACGACTACTCCTGTTGGGTCCAACATCTCAAGGTCAATATCTTTTTTATACCCCGCAGCATAACCCATACGTCCTGTTACAGATTCTGCATGTAGACGAACCCATTCCATTAGAGCTTGTGATGCTGAAGGTCCAATTGGGTCTCTAAAGGTTACATTAATGGTTTGCCAGTTAAATCTACCAGCAACGTATACTGAAGTATTTAAAAAAGGAATTTCTGTTGCACCTATCGTAATGTGCGGTCTAGAAGCACTTTCAACAAACCATTCATTGATACCCAAACTAGACGGAAACCTTAAGATAAAACGATTTTGACGTTTTGGTTCATAAGGGATAGGCATTTTCATTAGTAAATCAGCCATGTTATTTTAATTTAAATTTTTTTTGTTTATATGTTATAAATATACTCTAATTAAAAATATTTCTATTTACTTTCATTTTAGAGAAAATTATATTGTATTATACTTCTATTTTAGTTCCAGTTGCAGTAGAATAAGTCTTAACTAGTTTTTCTGGTTTATCTGCAAAATGTTTTTTCATTACTTCTACATTTCTAGGGTCATCATCAGAGAATCCAATCATAGGTACATTAGGAACAAATTTATTACCAATATCTTTTTTGAGATATGCTCTTTTGTTTAATAGTGCCGCCATACCCTTTATATAAGACACAAAATCATCCATTGCCATAACTTTTAATTCTTCAGGACTTTCTGCTCCACCGACACCAAAAGTAACTGGATGATACTTGTTGAGTTCCAAATATGTTTTTATAAGTTCTTTATCTGACATTTCTTCGTCCCCAACAAATGACCTATATTTCCTTAAATTTTTAATTAATTCTTCTTTGTCTATTCCACCAAATCCTGTAACAATATAATTGTAGACCGCCTGCTTTAACGTTTCAGGATTATGACCTCTTGCAGTAATTATTGAAAATATTGAACCGTTATTTATCGCTTCTTTGAAATCATCAAATGCAGGACCTTTTTTTGCTTTGAGTGAATCTATTATAAATTGTTTATCCCCTTCAGTTCTGAAATTTCTGAACGGATTTTCAGCATAACCAACAATTTTTTCACCCTGATAATCAAAAGGTTTTTTTCCTAAATCGTGTCTATACTTTGCAAAATCTTCTGTACTCATGCCAATCTCATCACCATCTTCAGTTTTTAACATGATTTTTGTCGGCATGTGAACAATATTATCATCCCAATCAAAGGCATAATACTTCATGTTTGGGGTGGTCTCATCCTTAAAACTTTCTTTAATAATGTAAATCATATCATATAAATATTTGTAATTAGTATTCTACAACTTTGGTGTTTAAATCAAATTCATTATTAATCCACTGTCTAAATGGTTCAATCCATAAATCATCAAACAAACCATTAAAAGTATCCGATATACTACTATCTAATGTAAGTAAAGGACATTTTTGTAATACCTCATATGCGTCTTCATTAAAATAGTCACATTCATAATATCTGAAAACTTCCTCATCACTATCAAAATAGTGACCATCGCCAACATAAAAAACTGTTTTATTAGTGTCCTCATATTCTTCTCCATCAGGTGTCTCCTCAATTGGGTTATACCTTTGTATTTCATCAATATTAATATATTGACCAAATAATCTTATCATTGCGGTATGAAGTCTAGATTCTGTTATGATGTATTTCATAGTTATAAATACATTTATAAATAAAAAACCCCTCACTATGGAGGGGTTTTAATATAATCTAAATTGTTATTAGATATTTTCAAACGAAGCACCTGTTGGTGTAATCAAGAACTCAATCTCAATGAATTCAAGTGCCTTTGTTGGTTTAAGGTAGATTCTACCTGTAAGTGTATTTCTATCCAAATCTTCAACAGAAGAAGAAACTGTTACTCTAAAATCATAAAGACCTCTGTCTCTTCTGATTGAATCAAGGATTGGGTTTACACTATCCAAGAACTGTTGTCTAACGATTTGGTCGTTTTGTTCAAACAACAATCTAATTGCAACTGCTGAAATTAACTTACGAGCTTGAAGTAGTAATCTTCTAACATTTAACCTATTAAGTGCTGAATCAGCAACTTGTAGAGTTTTGTTACCCCAAATTACAGTTCCTACATCAGAGAAAGTTGCGATTGGATTGATTCTACCTTGATACAAAGTATCTCTATCTTCTTGAGTTAGTTTCAATCTAGCCTTTACAGAGTTTACAAGACCTCTTGTGTAACCCGCTGATGCGAACCAAGGGAATGCAATGTTATCTGTAAGTGCCAAGTTTCTACAAACTTCACCTGTTGGAGGAAGATAAAGTTGGGTATTATTAACCGTATCTCTTGTAAGTACCCAAGGGTAATAAGTTGCGGTATAGTTAGAATCAAGTCCAGTGTTGTCCAAATTATCAACCGCATTTTGTGGATAGATAATTAATTGAGGGTCAGTTCCGTCTGCAACATACATTGGGTAGTCGGGTGTTGTTGCGATATATACCGAATCAGCTCTTGAGAACTGAATCATATTAACCGCTTCTGAAACCAAGGCAGTATTATTAACGTAATCAATACTTGTGGTTGCAAATACATTAATATTTGTAGATTCAGGATTAGCAAATGTTAAAATACCAAGTAAATAAGCGTAGTAATCACTGTTCGCAAAATCTTGTGTATTATTTTGTACCACAATTCTCTTGAACATACCTTGACCTGTTGCTGTTGGGTATCTTGCTGATGGAGCAGCTCCTGCCAAATATCCGGAAGAACCAAGTCTGAACCTATCTTCATTTGTTCTATATTCTCTATAAATGTCCCATCCGTCAAATCCGCCAGCAAAACATACTGTATACTTTCTTGAATAGATAAAGTAGTATGGGTTTTCTTGACTTTCAGGGTCATTTCTGAATTCCGCAACACCACAATCAAAAGCCGCTTGTCCACTAGTTACATAAGCATTTCCAATTTCAACAACAGTGGCTCCAGAGTCCATATGGAAACCTTGAGTTAAGTAATTCCAGGGTGCACTTGTTTCTGCAGTATTAAAATCTGCCACAGGGTTTCTTTTACCTTTATATTGTAACAAAGAAATATCCACAGGAATTTTTGTTGAGAATCCTAAATAAGTTCTTCTAACATTGTCTCCATTAGAATCAACACCTACTCCAAATGGAGGTGTATATATTGTTTCGCCAGGATAGTCGTATTTAACTTTATAGATTGGTACTGGTGATTTATTAGTGACTGTTTCGTAAACTCTTTGGTCGTATCCGTAGAATCCACAAGGAAGAGCATCTATTGGTGCCTCTTCTGACAAGTCAACCATAATATATTTTGAAACTAAAGGATATTCACCATCATATGAACCTATTTTTTTAGCGACAAAGCTATTTGATACTGGGTCCATAGTACAATTTGTGAATTTTTCAATAACTATAGGATTTTGGTCAGTGTCGTAAAAACTTCTAACAAGTACGTCAAAAGTATTATTACCAAATGATATATTTGCAATTGAAACCTTAACTTCAGTATTCGCAGCGTCTCCATCTGATATAGATACAAATCTAAATAATTTGTAAACTTTATTACCTCTTAATTCAGATACTAAGAACGGAGTCATCGGAGTTTGATATTTTTCCAAGTTCCAAGCGATAGAATCAGTGGCCAAACTTCTAGCACTGTCAAGACCAACCAAACTACAATTTATTCCTCTAATATAGCCTTTGTTGTAAAGATAATCTAATTCAGTAGGGTAAACTTCTTCAACATATACAGGAACTTCAAATCTTGATTTTTCAAAATTATCCACACCTAAAACTTTAGTTATGAACTTAGTGCTTGTAGGTAAGAATGAGGTCTCAAATGAGAACGTTTCTGAAGTTTTAGTTATACCTGATAATAAGAATGTTGCGAAAGGGCTTTGACTAATTCCTGAATACGAACCAGTACAAACCATTTGTAAATCAGTTAAACCTGTTACCTGATAAAGAGGTCCATGAAATGTATTTGAATTGTTATATTCTGAAATACCTCTTGAACGTAATGTTGCAATAACAAGATTATTATATTGAGAGTATGCAGTTCCTGAATAATTATAAACATTACCAGATAAAGTTCCTGTGAATGTGGAGCTTGCACCTGAAGTTAAATTTGAAACCACATAATTAAAAGAATAACCTGAATAGCTATTAGAAGAATAGTTTGCAAAATTTGCATAATACCATGAACTATTATTAGTGGATGTTAAATCATTGGTACTTAAATCCAAAGAATCCACACTTAAAGCATTTACCAACGTTGTATAAACATTATCTAAACTAGTGTAGTTGGCGTTTGGAATTGAACCATATACAATTGCGGTTGTTGCTGAACTGCTTGGTGTATCCATGAAATCATTCACATAATTTGTGAAGTCAGAATTTAAAGTTGATACGCTTCCGTCAGCTAATGTGTATTGTACATTCAAATTTTGTAAAATTGGAGAAGGGAAAGTTCCAAAAGAAACTGTATTTGCGGAAGAACTTCCCGTAAACCCTACTGTCCAAGTAGTTCCTGTAGGACTACTTAATCCTATTGTTGAGCCGTCCACATTTGCCGTTGCGGTTATTGTCCAAGAAGGACCCGCATCATAACCTGACAAACCTAACACTCTTGTAACAAATAATTGGTTAGATTGTTGTAAATATGATTTAGCGATGTATGCCGCCTCATATTTTGGAATTTGGGTATTCACAAATTTTGTTGGTTCAGAGCCTCCAAAGAATGCCTGAAATTCATCGTAATTAGTTATAAAGATAGGTTCAAATGCCGGACCCTTAAGGGTCTCGCCAACTAAACCAAGTGTAGTCACACCCACACTTTGAGCCACAAAAGATAAATCTGTTTCTGAGGTATAAACACCTGGAGAAACAAATACTTTTTGATTAGTCTGTACTGTTGCCATTATTTTCTGGTTTCTATTAAGATTTATTTATTTGATAAATATTATTAATTAGATGAAAAAACTTTACTTTTTATAAAGTATTTATATTTAGTATGAATAAATTCTGCTTTTTTTATCTTTTATGTCTAAACTTAGCGATAACAATATAAAAAACATAAAAATATCTGAGGACGTACATAAAGTTCTAAAAAAATACTGTGATAAGAAAGGTATTAAAATTTACAAATTCTTAGAGCAATTAATTTTAGAAAAATGTAAAGAAAAAAAAGATATTTACGGAGAATTAGAGTAACTTGTTTGAGAATATAATTTTAGACTCCTTAGAATTATCCGTTTTTGTAATCTCAATTCTTAAAACATCGTTTGTGTTAATTAATATATTAAACACATCAGTTCCAAAATATTGATTGTTTACATAAACGTCCCAAGTGGACACATTAATTGTTTTAGTAACATTCATATTTACAGTATAATCCATCAATTCACTTAGCGATGTATTACCCGTTACATATAAAAAATCTAATTCAAACTCGTTAGGATTTTTTGGTGTTATCTCATTTTTATTTCCAACACTTGGTGAATTTGGAACTTCCATGATAGTTAATATTCTATTAATTGCTGGCTTAACTTCAAACTCTTCTTCATCAATTAAGTAACCAAGCATTTGGAATTCATAATTTTGAACATAATATTTTCTCTTATCTAAATCCATAACACTTTCATCACTAATTCCATTCATAATTATTGGAACATACTGACCTTTAATAAAAGTATATGCCTGTCTAGATGAGAATTTTTGTAAAACAATTTTGTTAAACTGATTTAACTCTCTCATTCTATTACAAATAAGTCTTACATTATAAACAATATCAACAGGAACAGGTTGCGGTATCTTGTATATATCCATACCTTCTTGATTACCATTCCATGTTGGGACGGTCGCATAATAAAATTCTTTTCTATTTGGAATGGTCCATTGTAAAGATGGGTTTGTACCATATTTAACTTCTGGTTGTCTAACCACAGTAATGAATGGAGGTTTTACGTTAAAATCTTGGTCAATAAATTCCCATGTTTCTGTAAACTGAGACCAGTTTTGAGTTGTTAAAATTATATCTAACATTGGAACTAACTTACCTGCGGTAACTAAAGTCAGACTATCTTTAACAAAATCTAACATTCCCCTATCCAAATCAGAATGTAATACTGATTTGGGTAAGTAAGTTCCGTCCTTGTTTATATACTCTTTGAGTTGTTCTCTTCGGGAAAGAAGTGTTTTCTCATGTTGTAGAGGTAATGATTTTTTTATTTGTACAGGAAAAGCCATATTATAAATTAGTTTAATAAATAAATTTTATTAGTACCATTAACCATATTCACTTCGTCCCCATGAAATATTGGTTCTTGTGTTGATTTGATTACAAAGCTATCGTTTTTATATGGATTGTAAGATATAATTTCACCTTCAGAATCTTGAGGGATTCCATCACACGGGTATTCACAATAATCCTCCAAAGTGCCGATAACAAATGCATGAACATTTTTAACTTTTTCTTTTCTTACTTTATCTAACCCTCCTT